CCGACCTCCTCAAAATTCGGGATAAGGGTGCATACCTTTTCGTAGTCGTTGCTTGCTACTATATATAGTTTCCCTTTGTAAATCGGGATGTCCTTTCCTTTTATGTAGTAATGCAACTTCATTGGCTGGCCAGCTCTGATTCGTTTATTCCATCGTTTTCCCCACATATTTTGCACTGGTCATACAGGCAGGGGTCAAACCCGTAATATCCAATATACGTACACGCAATGCCGCCAGTTTTCGGTGTGCCCCTGTAATATTTACAGGGTTTTATCCAATAGCCGTTTTCAAGCGGCTCTATCTTGTTGCGCTTGTCATCCGGCATATAGCAATATAAGCCCTCTGGAATTACGGATGTGTTACGCTTAACGCCAAGCATACGCAGCAATTTTGCATACCTTGTTTCAATGTAATACCATATTAGCCTTAACTCATTCTTCATCAATACACCATGTCAAAATATTTCTCATTCTCCAAAATAAACCACGGTATCGTTTCCCTTGTCGCTGCCTGTGATATTCTTTCCCTGTTTTCCCTTACCCAGGCATTGAATGGTTCGGGGGTTTCAACCCTGTTTGTCGCATACTGCTCCTCACCTAACGGAGCATCCGAGATAATCGGGGTGGCTACACAAAGGCAATTTGGATGCCAGCCGAGGAACGTAAAGTCCTTCGGGTACTCCCCAACCATTGAATCACACAAGGGACAAGGGTACGAGCTGCCACGCTGAACCTTTATCCCGACAACGAAATTCATCTGCCCCCAACGATCATGGTCAGCCTTATGGTAGGCTCTGTTCATTGATGTTCTTGCAAGGCGCATGGCGTTCTGGTGCGAGCTTCTGTACACCCCTGCCCCAGGATGGTAGTCCTTTGCTGCCCTGCTCAATTTCAGCTCCCCATGATTATCCCTCACCCGTCTGTATAGCCTATCCGGATCATTGAGGTACTTCTTCAAATCTTTGGTCATTGCTGCCGCTCCCTTGCCCTCACGGATTCCTGTGTCCAACAAAAGCTCCATCTGTTCCCGTAACCCCTCGCCCAGCTTCCACACCCTCGTAGAGAGCCGCTCCCCGTGAAGAATGGAATTGGGGGTTATCATCTTGTCGGAAAGTTTGCCCGTGGCTCCAACGGCTTTCAAAAGCGCCTTGCTCTTCATCTCTGAAAGCCCAACGGCAACACTCACGCCACCCGTATAAAGGGCTATCAGATCGGCTCTGAAATCTATCAAAATGCTTTCCACCTCCGAATGTGTGCCAACACTCTTAAATGAGAATATAGCCTCGTTGACCTCGTGTTTAGCACCCAAAGCAATAAGCATACGGCTGTACTTCTCGTACAGAGCATCTATCTGTCGTGCCAGCTTGTTGGCTGCCGCCCTTGCCTTTCTGTCGTGCCAGTTCATCTATCTAAAATGTCGGTTCCGTAATATCAATCATTCGTAAATTCTGCTGCCGCTGCTGTTCCTGTGCCCTTTCCTGCGCCAAACGCTCCAGCTCCTGCCCGTAATCCTTCACCAACGGGTTCTGACGTACAGCACCCTCTAAACTCATAAAGCCCCCATCCACGGCTGTCTTTATGTTTGTCAAATTGTCAAGCACGTCATCGGGCATCGGTGAGGCAAACTCATAGCTCACATCTAAAAGGTCAATCTCGTTGCTGGAATCCATCTTTGGGAACAATACCTTCATTATCGCCTTTATAAGATTGATTTCCCTGTCTATCAGCTCCCCGTAGCGGTCCTGATGGTTTTTGGCCTTCAGCAACGGGGCCATGAACACATACCGCCACGCCTTGCCGCTGGGGATGGTCATGTTTTTTATTGTATCGAAACTTATGTCCGCCGAAAAGGTCATCCCATAGATAAGCCTTTCCAGTGTATGGTATTCGTTGGTTCGGTTTTCAGGAGCCGAATCATACGTGAGGTAGGAGAGCTTCCCGCCGTTCTGCACCTGAATGACCGCTCCCGTGTCGTCAGGATCGGGAAGCCCCTTGACAATGCCCTCGCCAACCAATTTCGGGTCAGCGAAATAGTCGTTCACATCGGCATCCTTGCATTGTATCTCCTCCCTTCTCTCAATCAGCGGCTGCACCCCATCCCACTCGACAGGCTGCTCGTAGATAATGACGGGTATCTTCCCGATGAAGTTCGCCTCGACCTCCACCTTCCAGCCTATGCCCGAAGACTTGCCACGGAATATCTGCTCGCTGGTGTAAACATCAAAGTGCTTCTCAATGGTCTTGTCGTTGGTCGTTGTTTCATAATACCGCCCAAAAACGATCAGCTTGCCGAACTCGTCCTTCTTGTAATACAGATGGTCGCCCTTTGAATAGGCGAGAATTTTTGTCTTTACCGCCACTTCCCCGTCTTCGAGATACAGATGGTACAGCTTAGCAGATATGGTTTCCGCCCCTGCAAGGGTTTTCGCCTCCCGTATGGTGCTGTGGAATCGGGTGTTGTTGATAATCCCCATGAAAGCCCTGAAAGCCTCGTCTGTGTCCTTGTTGTTATTGGAGAATGTCCCCTCCCGGCCAAAGAGAAATGCCGTTGCCTGCTGGTTTATCATCCTCTGGAAAGGTATCGGCAGCTTTGCCGTTTTCTTCGGCTCCTTACCTTTTCTTCTCTTGTCGGGTCTGTTGGCTGCATCGTGCAGCGTGGGGTCGTACTGCGAGAGAGCTATGCCTATGCGGTCATCAAAGTTCTCCAATCGGTCTTTGGCACGTGTCAAATCCGATTCGCTCAACAATTCGACCAGTTCCTGCTTGCGACCCAATGCTGCGTTCAGCTCGTTTTTCAATACCTTTATTACGCTGCTTATCTCTATTGACATGGCTTCTACTTTATTCTTTATAGTCCTAAATCATCTTTGCTTATCGGCCCCACATTGCGCCCAAGTGTCTTTTCATATACCACATACCTCACAGCATCCATGGCGTGGTCAAACTCCTTTACGGGCTGGTTGACAAACCCACCATCCTTGTTCTGCTCCCAGACGTAGTTCTTTATTTCCCGTATAACATTATGGCTGCTTTGTGTGATGTAAATGTCAAATGTCTGCATCTTGGTTATCCCTGCCTGAACACTCCCGGCAGGCTTGCTGACAGGGGTTACCCAAAGCCCCGCATTGCGCAGCTCGGCAATCAGTCGGGGATCGGCACTCTCGGAAACAATCTCCTCACGATAAGGAGCCAATGCGCTTATCAGGTTGTCGGTAAGCATATGGGTAGAGTAGAACAACTCGTGGATGTAGATCGCTCTTGCCTCTATGTCCAGCCCTACCTGAACAGCTGCCGAGGGGTGGTTCGTGAAGCCGAAGTCCAGCCCTATGTAACGCTTGCGGATCGTTGGGGGAATCTGTTCCACCAGATCCCAGTTTGTAAAGATGAGCCCCTCGACCGTCGATTGCTGCCCTTGTCCGTAGATTGTCCACAAGGAGCGGTTCTTGTCCCTCAAATCCTCTATCTGCTCAATGATCCTCTGTTCCAGAAACGGGTTGTCCTTATAGGTGGTTACAAAGTGGAACGTCTTTTCATCCTTGTTCAACTTGCTTATCCAATGCTCATCTGTAAAGCTCGGATTGTAGTCCAAAACGGCCAGTTGTGTGGTACGCATCTGTAACTGTTGCCACTCGATAAACGTTAATTCGTTTGCCTCGTTGACAAAAAGTATATCCCTTTTTCTTCCCCTTAACTTCTCCTCGCTGTCGGTGGAGAAAAACTCAAACCAGCTCTTGTTGGGCAGGGTATAAATCAAGTCCGATTTGTTAAATGCCGAATCATCCCATAGCTCCATACGCAAGAGGACGTCTTTGAAGTCCCTCAATACGGAACCCTTCAAAGCGGGCAGGGTGGCTCTGACAATTGAGCATGAGGTTTCCTGATTTAACAGAAGCCGCTGAACGAGCCAAAGGACAATGTTGTATGTCTTTCCCGACCGCGAACCCCCTTGTGCGGAAATCACGGAAAAGTCCCCTGACGCTTCTTCCAGCCTTTGAAAAACACTCGTTGTCTTTACTCTAACCTTCTCCATTTACTATCTCTATCTCTATCTTCGGCAAAAGGTCTTTGCCGTCTTTGCCTGTTAATTCAATGTAGTTCTGGTTCAGCATCTTCCTTTCTTCGGGTGTGCAGATAAGCCTGTAAAGAGCCAAAAGCTCGGATGCCTTTGGTGATTTGTACAGCTTTGCCCGTATTGCGGATTTGGTGCGAATCTTGTTTTGCTCCAATAGCTCTTTTAGGCTGTCCATTTCGTCAGACCCAACGGGGAAATAATCATAGAAGGTCTGCTTGGCGCAGGGAATGAATGCAACAATATCCTCAATAAAGAAAAGGTTATTTTCCGTTATTGCGGTTTTTGCCTGTTGATATAATTTATCCCTGTCGAATGCCACGCCTTGCATATAGTTGTTTAAGTTAAAATAGCACCATTTTACACAATGGCCCTATATATAGTTTACTCATTTTTTCGCACATACGCAAGTTTTTTGCCAACTTTACAACCGCAAACAGCGTATGTCGCTCATTTTCAATAATGGGTTTACAACCCGATATCTATTCCTTGTCAATACCCATCTTTACACGCTCCGATAAATCCTCCATACGCTCTAAATCCTCAAAAGACCCAAAGCGGAAATCAATGGAACGCATATAACCGAGTATCTCCACAATCTCCGCCCTGTAGGTTCTCATTCTTGCACCCTTTTTGAGCAGCCTCTTTTTATAGGCTCTCGCATATTCCCTTGTTGCATTTTCGGGCTTTACCAGAATTTCGGTCTTTACGTCAATGCGCAACCTTACAAGCCCGTTTTCCCCACTATCAGAATACTTGTCCATTAATACACCCGTTTGAAAAATACTGAAATCCCGTCTTTACGATCGGGCTTTGAGCATTGAATCTTGTCGCAGTTCTCGTTGATCAACGCACAGCCCTTGCAATTCCTGACACCTTTCGGTCTTGGGAATGGCGTATAGGCTTTCCCCCTTATGCTAACGAACTCGCCTATTGCCACAAACGTAACGGGCAACTTGTATGTTGCTCCAATCCGCTCAAACGCTCTTGTTTCCTCCCTTTGTTCCCTTACAATCTCAATCATTCCTTACCTTTTTTGTTTTTGTTTATCCCAATGTTCCCTTTTTGAAGTTGAAAAAGTTGTATACCCCATACACCCTTTCCACATCCTGAAAGGTTATGTCTTCGGTTTTCCCGCCTACCGAGCAGACAACCTTGTTACAGCCCGTTTCCGTGCCGTTTTC